TTAGACCCGTCATCAATAAGCGCGCCGAGTTAGCAAACAGATGTGGGTCCATGGAGCGTGCCGTTATCTACTATAGACCCAGGCCATGCCTAGCGTGCCGAAATGGCAAATAAGATTTGAATAGCTCTAGCGTGCCGAGCCGCACTTTATAGATCACGGTCGCCGACAGCGTGCCGAATCTCTTCGGACTGCTACGCGATCCGACGCTTAGCGAGCCGGGCGACTTTGAACTGGGGAAAGAAAGCGCGCCGCAAACATGGATTGAACTGGGAGGTTCCAGCGTGCCGTGAGCATTTAATGAACTGGAGAACCAAAGCGTGCCGTGATCAATAAAAGATATGATTCATGTTAGCGTGCCGAGTTGGCTGATAAACCTGATGACCATAAGCGTGCCGCATCTCAAGATAGAACTGGGAGACCAGCAGCGTGCTGACGAGATTCCTAGATCTGAAGATCGAAAGCGTGCCGGTTCATGTTATAGATCTGGGAGGTGCGAGCGTGCCGGTCGACGCATAAGATTTGGGAGATGAAGCGTGCCGAACTGCAAGAGAGACCCGGCATTCCGTAGCGTGCCGTGATTGTAAAATAGGCTTGAGAACCACCAGCGAGCCGGAAGGAGGCAAAGAATTGACATTGGGAAGCGTGCCGAACTGCAAATGAGACCCGGCATTCCGTAGCGTGCCGCGCGCGGCTATTGTTCTGAAACAAAACAGCGTGCCGAACTTTGACATAGACTTGGGCGATTGGAGCGTGCCGAATTTCTAAATAGACTTGGCGTGCTGAAGCGCGCCGGATATTCACATAGACCCGGCGATCACTAGCGTGCCGTGTTGTGCAAATAGACTCGATGTCCATCAGCGTGCCGAGCAGCAACATTAGTACGTAGAGTCATAGCGTGCCGCCACTCCAAATTGTTCCGGAGAGTTGGAGCGTGCCGGATATCCGCAAAGACCCCGGCAATCACTAGCGCGCCGACAAAATCATTCGCCTCACGCAAGGTTAACTACGTGAGGCGGGCTATGGTGCTTTCTCAGGATGAATTTCAAACAACTTCATTAGCAACGGATCTTCATAATCACCAACGCTTGGTCTCCCATCATAGCCGCGGTCAGGCTGTCGCTGACCCCAGTCAGAAATCTGGCGCACCCGTTGCGGCAATTTCCCTTCATTCTTCAAGCGACGCCAGTGCATTATTAGTGTCTGCTGCTTTATTCCAAATTCATGCGCCAAGTTGTTCGCAGTCTCATCAGTATGCCAAAGAATAATCAGTTCATCATCTGTCATTATTCAAGCTTTCCCATAGCACGAATAACTTTAGGTGGCTTGGGCTTGACTGGATGCATCACACGAATCACACGACGCTGTCGCTTCACAATAGTTCTCTCGTCAAGACTACGATCCTTGGACGCGCGGCGCGTTGAATTCAAGTTTAAGATAAGATTGATCATGCCACTGCCTCACTCTCATCCATATAGTCCTGCACTGCTTGGAACATCACATCAGCCCCCAACTTTAGTTCGGTTTCGTGCCGATTGATTGGTCCATAGTGGTTGCACAAGTTTCGCAAGGTTAGCCCGCAACTCTCGGCAGCGAACGCAGGAGCCTCTTTGCACAATCTTTGAAAAGCTTCTCCGCGGCCTGACCCATAGTTTTCCCAATCGCTGCTTGAACATGATACACCTTCGCTGAAGGCTTCAAGATAACCGGGCGATAGCCCTGCCAGATATTCATCCATAAGAATGTCGAATTCTGGTTCACTAGCATTGCTAGCATTGTAGCTGGTTTGGAACAAGCCAGCTTCCGCTGTGTCGCTTGTCACATTATCCGCAGACATATCACGACCTTCACAATGCTGGCCGGATGATTCTCTCATTCCTTGGCCAAGCATCAGTGCGTACAGGTGACGCAAAGTATCTGCACCATCTTCCTCATTCGACATATTCAGAGCCTCGAAATCTTCGCGGTATTCATTCAATGCATCTTTATCAGATGAAGTTCTGGCACGCGCCATTTGCACAACGGCAGCATGACCAGCTTTGAGTTTCTTATAGCTCTGGGCGAAGGCCAGAGCCATGCCTTGCGTATATCCAGTCGGCGCAATGCCGCGGTCTCTCCAGCCATAATCAGCGATAGCAGATTCATTTGCTATCTTCATAACCTCCGATTGTTGTTCATAGGTTAATGCTCCGGGTGGCGGCGGCAGTGGCGGTGTATTCTCGTAGAGAGCAGTCCACGTTTGCTGACCACATTCGCCGTCGACATCAAGACCACGCGACGCCTGATAACGTCGCACGTTTTCTTCGGTTTGTGGCCCGAAGTCACCATCAATGTCTCCAGTAAAATTCGGGATCATACTTTGCATGTCGAAAACATCCGGCCCGCTGTCGCCTTCGACCAAAAGAGGCCGCTGCTCGACCGGAATTTGTGGCACGTCACCAGCAGCAGTTGGCCAGACTAGCGCCACCACATCATCCGGATCATACGATTGAACATTGACCGCATCGCTTTGATTCCCGCCACGACATCGATAGTTACCATTTCCGTCCACGCTCTCGAATAAGGTAACATGCCCACCTCCTGAACGTGTCATCACAACAACACAGCCTAGCACCGGCGAACCAATAATCTTGCCGCCGCCTTTCGTCATTCCATCCATCCAATTTTCCCATGACAATGCCCACAAGAATTTATCTGTGTCCGTGGGTCCAAATGGTGGACGAATATTGGCAACGCTCATGCAGAATGCCGCGGTGAGGCCACACCAAGCGGTTTCATCATGCTGATAAACATCGGTGTATGATTTCATATCAGGAAATTTCAGCCCAATGTATCTCGCCATCGCCAGGATTTTCGGATTGTCTGGATCGCCAGGTTCCTCAGTCAGCCCGGTAATTGCGCGCATCACCAGAAGCCACTTCGGCTCGCCAGTCTCGCACTTGATGTCGGCCGCCGCCGCATCGACCTTCGCTTTGATATCTGTCATTTTGCTTCCTCATACAATCGATCTAGATTCTCGCGTGCGCTCAAATACGATGTAACGGCATTGTCTTTGAGCTTTTGATGACTTGCACTAGGGCGACCACCAGTGTCATGCATCCAGGCGTTGAAAAGATTGGTGAGATATTTCATCAATGCTTCATCCAATCCTTCCCTCAATATCTTTTTGATGTGCTCGTTCGACGCGGTTTCCAGATCTATGCGGTTTCGTCCGAAATGATAAGCCGCGATTGCAGTACGGACTCCAGTTACCGCCCGGTGCGGCTGACCATCTGGATCACGCAACCACACCGTGAAAACTTGAACGACCCAATTGCGCAAAGTATCATCCAATGCATCGCTCTCAATCCGCCGTGCAGCTTCTTTTAATTCCTCGCTATATTGCGCAGAATCAAAACTGACCTGCATTGTCAGGAACGCCGCAAGCGCGAGCGTAATTAGTCGCTTTGTTTTGACGACGGCACACACGTGCGCAAAGTAGTCGCAATTAACTCGTGCATTCGTGCTAGTTCAGAATCGTTGCTCTGATCCTGACGGATTGATGCATAGGTAATTAAGAACATGAAGAGTACGTTGAAGATAACCAGCGCCAAGACGACCGGAGTAGATTTGAGTGCGTCAGTGACGCTCCGCGCGGTCAGGCCAGCTTCTTCTGGAAGACCAGGATTCACGACGAAACATCCTCATTGACAATCTCGTAAGCTCGCTCGAAAGCTGCCACCGCATTAGCAACCCCGGTACGGAAGCGCTTTTCGCGTTCGCCTTCCCCCGCCGTAGATAGATTCTCAAATATCTTTGCTATCCGATTCTTCAGCCCTTGCTCAAGGCCAGCGATGACGACGTTATGCGTTTGTGATTTCATCAAAACTGTGCCCAATAAATAACACCGCCAAGCTTGGCATTACTACCACTCGTCTTGATGCACAACGCCCAACCATATTCAGTGACCGGGCCAACTTGTTCGATACGATTAGTCAGCGCAAAGTCATTTGGAAGCTCTAAGAACATCATTGATTGCGTATCGGTGTCACAATTGGTGCCATGCCCTAGCAAAATTTCGAAGTCGAGCGTATTACCCTTTTGCGTGAGCATGAAGCCGCAAAAATAGATGCGCTTTGTCGGATCGGCCGGAATTATTTCGATTGGGCCGGTCGCGTTGACATGATGAAAGAATGAAAGCCTATCACACGAGTGCTGCGCTTCCGCCGGGATCGCCAGCGCGAGCAAGATCAGAATGCCAAGCACGAAGCGGATCATTGTGTAGTCTCCCATTCATGAAATCGGTTCCGCAGCACCAACGGGTGTGATGGTTCCGGCAACGGCTTCGCCGGCGATAACCTCAACATCCATTGTTGTAACCAGCGTGCGTACACCGTCACCAAGATCTGCGTCAGCGGTCGCAGTGACTTGCGCTTGCCCTGCCAGACCAACGCCAGCTATCAGCACCTTGGTTGTATCCGCGGTGTTGGTTGTCACTGCAACGATAAGATCGTTGGATGAAGCCCAAGTCACATCACCATCGACAACGGCTGGATTGCCAGCAGCATCAACGTAAGCGACTTGAGCATGAACTTGCATTCTAGATGGAAGCGTATACGACATGTGATTTCCTCTTGCTGTAATTGTGAAAGCGCCATAGCGCACTGTAACCAAGCAGTAGCCAGCTTCCTCTTCTAAAAGAGTAAGCGTGCCACCAAGCTTGAACTGGACAGTCTTGGCCATTCATGGCTCTTTAGGCACCATTATCACTTCCCAGCCACCCGTCACCCAACCGATAAAGGCAAGCGCAAACAAGATGACGACCACGATGACCATGGTAAGAGCGATACGCTGACCAAGAGTTTGTTGATTAAGCGGTTTCATCAGACTGCTTTCATGGGCTGGGATGTGGCGGGGTATAGAATCCTGTCGCTTCTTTTGGCGGAGTGTAATAAGCTTCAACCATTTCAACAGCAATAGACGCCAAACCTGCTGGCGTATAAGGCTTGCCGTCTATATCGCTCTTGCTTTTGTCGACATTGCCAGCATCATTGCCTTGCGTGTAAAAAGCGCTCCAACCTTCTTGTTCAAGCTGTGTTCCAACCACACCACTGCTATCAATGGAAACATATCCGGTGACGATCAAGCCTCGACTTCCGTCAAGTCCAATTGGCAGTGGATCAGTGATCATTGGCACAAGCGTACCCTCATCGTCGATGTAGACGTGAGCAGTTTTATCACCGCCGTTAAATGTAAGCGGATAGAGATGCGCAGCGATCATTGGACCCTTTGTGCTTACCGGACCTATGTAGAGATTCTCAACGATGAATTCACCCATCAATGTCACGCGCGTAGCAAAGCCTCCGTTGAGTGGCCAAATCGCATCCCGCTCAATGCGAACGCAAAATGTTCGATCAATGTATCCACCCAATATGCCGTCCATCTGGTCCTCATGTCGGTGTCACTGGTGGCGTTGAAATATATGCCTCGATGATGATGCGCCCTCCGGCACCGTCACCTCCGTAATGACCGCCGACGCCCTGTGGGCCACGTTTGCCGCCAGCGCCGACTGAGAAGGTGAAGTTAGGAGCTATGCTCAGGCCCTGAATGCGCAGGAAAGCGAAGGCACCAGCGCCGCCGCCTCGACCAGCCGCAGCGACGACAGTGCCATCGACGCCGCCACCGCCACCACCTGCACCCCAAACCTCCGCCAACTGACCATCCGCTTGATAGACACCTCCGCCGCCCTGACCGTAAAATGATGCACCGCCTGTTCCACCTGCCGCGCCAATGCCTTCTGTAGTGCCGACTGACTCGCCGCCAGCGGTCCCCATGCCGCCCGGTGTGTTCCAAGCCTGGAAAGGTCCGGTAGCATACGCATGGGCTATGATCGGACGGCCTCCTCCGGCGATTGTCGTACCGAATGTCGTATCGCCGCCCTGAAAACCCCATGACGCGCCGGTCTGACCGCCGCCCGCGCCGCCAGCACCGCCGCCGACCATTTGCACTTCGAGCTTGACGCAATTTTCCGGCGTTGAGTAAACACCGAACTGACCAGGAGTATCAAAAATAGTCGTCAGAACGAGCACTGGTTCCTCCTCTTCGACAGGGATCACTGGAGGCAATGGTTTTGGCGGCTCTACTCTCGCCCTCGACACCCAATCCCTGATTCCGCCAGGGAGATCTGGAATAGGTGTAGCTGGACCAATCAGCGGCCCATCGAGAAGTTGCCAATAAATCCAAGGTGCGCCATCAGCAATCACATTATTATGTCGATAGTCCATGCACTCATTGAATGGATGAGCATGGAATTGATCAACGCTCGACCATACGCCTTCAATAACGCACGTCAGTGGATTGGGTGACTGTGCACGCGCCATTGATGCAGCGCGAGCCGCTTCCGCCATCTCATCCGGCGTCATATCCTGATCTTGGGGATATGATGGATTTTGAAAAGGCGCTGTAAGAAGCTTAGGCATTAGGGTGGCGGCACCTCTCCAGTCGAGGGTGGCGGATCAATTGATGTATAGCGCGGAAAATTGTCCGGCAGACCATTGGTCTGCTTGTATTGCAGCCACTCTTCTCGCGTATGGTCAACATGACCACCGCGATGAAATTCCAAGCCGCACAAGTTGCACTTGATAAGCGGATCACTAGATGGAATTACATCTGACATAGCTTTATCCTCAGTAGATGATGAGTGAGTTGTTTTGTTCGGTGTTGATCGGCGGCTGTGTGCTCGTGTACGACGAGCCGATCAATTCCATGTCACTGCCGCCTTGCAGGTTCACGTCACGAGTGCCATTGCCTGATAGCGTCGAGTTATTAATCCACGCTTTGCCGCCATCCATGTAGACACCGTACTGACCGTTGTTGGAATATATGTTCCCTTCGCCCTCGAGCGTACCAGATTGAACCCACGCACCAGCACGCTTATTGATTTGCATATTTCCACCGCCAACGTTGATGCGGATGTATCCGCCTCCATACATGATAATGCCATAACCATCGACTGATCCGGTCGGAGTGCCATTGCCTTTGCTGTTGAGTCCTGCCCGGAAATGGCTGTACGAAGTTGCCGACAAGACTCCTTGCCCACCGCAGCTCGCCGTTATGACTATTCCATTACCGATAAAATATCCTGCCCTAGCCTCAATGCCGGAGATACCGCACGCACATACGGTTAACGATAGTGAACTGGTCATTTGCACCATCGTGCCCTCAATAGCGATGCCGGTATCACCGAAGCCCCAGAACGCACAGCCATCAACATTAAAAAACTCATAAGCATCCAACCCGCATCCCGCTCTGCCATAATTGGGAGGACTGGCGATGTCTTGACTGCCGCTGATAAGCAAGTAGCGCAACGTCAAGCCACCAGCAAATGATCGAAAGCCACTGACACCGCCAGTAAAAGACAATTCTGTTGCATAAACCGAACGCAAATAGATAATCTGGTTTGTCTTATCATTCGAGAGCGAATATCCGGTGACCGAAATGTTTCCCGGCTGCGGCGAAGCACCGAGCAATGCACCACCTTGAATTGTGACTCTATTGATATTTGGATGACTGAGCTCAAGTGTGCTGAGATAAGTCCATTTACCATTGGCGACTAGAAACGTAACTGTTCCAGTCGGCGTGATGATATAGTTGCCAAGCCATGCTAATGCGGCATACAGATCAACGAAATCCGCACCAGGACCATGCACCTTTTTGACAATTGGTGCCGTGATGTATTTCTGCTGGATCAGAAGTTGTATTGCCTGCCACAACTGTGTGAGGTCACTATGGTCCGGCGTCAAACCAACATTGGCGATAACAGTAACAATCTCGATCTGGTCTTCATCGAACGCACTCGCAGGTGGAATACTGCCCTCGGTGCCTGTAACCGGATTGCCATTGATATAGCGCGGATAAGATCCAAGCGGCGGAGTCGGTGTGCCGAAAGGTTGCGAGTAACGCATAGTTATCCTCTCTTACGTTGGTACGTATGGCGTGCCAGGATTTTGTCCCATTCCTGTTAGATAATTGCGGAACCGATTATAGAGCAGCGCATGTTGACGTGCCGTTAAACTCTTAGCAATGTACATGATGCCAAACTGCTCCGAGCTGAAGTAGTGAGTATTCGGAGATGCGCGGCCGAAGAGAATATTGGAATTAAATGTCGTCGATGCTGACGGATTTGAGCTAAACTGAATTTGCACGCCATTGCAGTAAGCGGTGCTCGCAGCCTGTCCGCTGCGATCAACAGCAAGATAAGGTCCGACGGCTCCAATAGGAGCACCGCTTGAAGAGAAATTATACTGTGTGCCAATCTGATCATTCAGCGCGAAATAATACAGATTATCACCGGTCGAATCGAGCACATCGATGTAAGTGCCATAGTTTTCAGCTACACCGATGATGTAGTTATTCGGTTTCTGCACAAGATACTGCCCGACGTTGATCCAAGCACCGATGCAGCCATTATTAGCTTTGAAATTTGGCGTAAGGGCTGTGGCCGGATTGAAATTGCTATTGAGATAGCTGTACTGACCATCGCCACGGAAACCTTTGAGCAATGTCCATGTGCAAGGACCAGCGAGTCCAACCACGTTGGTTAAGATTCCATTGTTGACAATATCAACAGTGCCGACCGCTTCATTGCTCTCACAAGCGCCGAGCCACACTCGATCAAGGATCGGCCACAAGCCATCGTATTTAAGACCTTTGATCAGGAGGTCAGTTTGCACCGTCTGCCGATTGGTAACAACGCCGCCACGCAGCGCCACAGTATTGAGCCATGCTTGGGTTGCAACATCCGGCGGTGACATTGATACAATGAGTGATGGCGTGCCGAATGTCGGTGAACCAACTGCGAAAGGTACGAAGGGTGGTTGCCAAATAACTGCCCCTGCCCGTCCACTCACAATTTGTTCACCGCTGCGTGTGACAATATAGTCACCAGCACGCACCGTAAGATAGTACCGATCTGTGCCAGCAAACGGATCACTAATGCCAGAATAATCAAACAAAATTTGACTATGAGCAGGAGACCATCGCCTGATAATGCACTCAAGATCCTCTGCACGAGCAATGCGTAGGTGCGGATCAATACCAGCTTGCCCACTGCCCGCGCGGAACCATACAAGTTTTGTCTGTGCAATGTGTATGGTCCACGCGAACCTCATAAGCGGGTCGCCAATCTGGCATGGCCAATCTCCGAAAGTGCCATCAGATTTCAATGAACGACTATCACCACATCGATCAACACCAACCATGAACGGTCGATATTCAGTGATAGTGATTGGATAGCCTAACCAGGCTGCAACACCAGTGAAGAATTCACGAGACTGTGCACCTAGCAAGGTCATCTTCATGACCAGCATATTGCGGCGCTCAGCCACACTAAACTGCTTGCCGAAAAGACAAGGTTCTGGGAGACCCCATGCTGTTTCCCAGCTATCCAGCATTTCGGTCGTTTGTCTTGGATCGCTTTCGCGTTCTAGCAAATCAGCAGCACGGCCATCCGCCCATCCCATGATGCCGGCGAGGCCATAGACCACTTTCATAAAAGTGCTCTCGGACCAGCGTGGCCATGCAATACCTTGCGGCAGTAGCGCAGCAAGACCAAAAGCGTATTCTTCTTGGCCGCGCCTTACATGGTGATCTAGCGCCAGCGGCGGTGCAAGCGGCGCATAGTCCAATGGCAATGGCTGCGTCGGTTGTTGTGGCGGACTTGGAACAAAGCCATTTGTCATGGCACTGGATACGTAACTGTGCCTAGGACCGCCAGCGCCCCATTGTGAGGCATCGGGTGGTCTTCCATTGTCAGATCAAAGTCAGCGGTAACACGGTTAATAGCTTCTGAGACCCATGACGCCATGATCGTTGTACCTGCTACCAGCGTGCCATCAACCGCATGTGCAGGAGCCGCTCTATCGTCGATCATAGCTGCAACTGATGTCTCGACTTGAGCACGAAGCGCCAATGAATCATTGTGCAGTGATAAGCCGAAATCTATTGGTTCTGGCACTGGAGCCATCACATAAAAGTCACGCACAGCTACAGGTCGAACTTTATCTAAATAAGTTTGCACCACCTTGATATCTTCTGCTGTTGGGAAGCCACCGGTCTCGGGGCGCAACGCATCGCACATAAAACGAATTGTAACTGTGCCCATGCCCATCTCACGCGGAGCCGACCAAGCGCGCGTTGTAGAGGGAATACTCATAGCCCAATGAACATAATCATCAGCATCACCGCCCATGGGAGGCTGACGAATGCGTGCAAGAACACGAGCACGAAGTGCCTCGTCAGTTTCTATATCGGTGCCGCCGCGCAGATCAATAGTCAATGCTGTATTATCAACTCCACCCTGTCCCGAAGTAATAGTCAAAGGTGTGCCTGATGGCAAGTTGCCGGGAGTACCAGGGTTGATCGCCAGCACTGCAACTTCAGTAGGTTGATCTGCGACTTGACCAATGGTCTTATCTTCGACAGATAGATATGTGACACCTGTTGGTGAAACCCATGAAGTGCCCTCAGGCACGGTCGTGCCAGGAGTACCAGTCAACCCAATGGTGCCATCGGCTGGCTGCGCATTCTTGCGACCTAGCGTACCATCCGCGTTGACCAGCCAGATCTGTCCATGACGGTCTAGCCATTCTCGTTCCGCAGTATCTGGCATAAGCTGCAACGCTAGCCAATCTAGATACTTCAAGACTAGCCGACCAACACCAGCCATCGCGTCGGCCATCACACGCAAGACGGTATTGCCGACAACGACGCTGCCTGCGAGCGATGTCGTTATATCGTCTCGCACCATCTCTCGACATTGCCGCAGTGTTGGAGTTTGCCACGGCATTTAGACTGATCCCCCGTAAGGTGAAAACCGTTCATAGATACGAAGCTGGTTCCACATATCTTGGAAGATAAGTTCAATTTCTGGATTAGGCCCACGGAAAATGACGATACTAACATCGATACGATCTACACCAACACGCCTTGCATGAACATCAATCGCACTACACAGTCGCATGTCAATGAGCGGCTGTAATGCCAAGCGAGTATAAAATTGTGCACGGACCACAGTATCGCCCTCGAACGAATTTGGATCACTAATCTTGGCACGCATTAAGAGCCAATTCTTGCAGCCTATTGGCCAACCCTGCCAAATTGCCACAGAGTCCATATCCGCCCACCAGCCACGACGATCAGTTGAGTCAGGATCTGGAAGAATCTCTCCTGGGTCGGAGATGCCGTCGGTCATTAGTGCGACCTTGACGTAATTGCAAATCTCTTCGCGCTCGTCCAAGAAGCCAGTTGGCATAAGATACCAATCTGCCTCCGTGATCATTCGCAAATCGTGTGACTGTACTATTCTTGGATCCATGGATCATTCCTACCTCGTGGGCCACACTGGCGGATAACTCAGCACGCGCAATCGTGTTGGGCAAAACACCGGATTAATTACATCATTCTCATCTTCAATTTCGTAGCTGCGACTTGCGTCACCATAAATACGATTAGCAAGATAGAGAGAAGGCATTGGAGACTTGCTATGCCAAGAGACAAAACGCGGAAGCTTGAGTTGATTGCGTGATAGCAGATTGATAATAGCCCCACCCATCGTGTTCAAGCTTTGATAAACCAAAACATCGATTTCGTCAATACCAAGTGCCTTGGCAGATTCAAATGATTCGCGCAGTTGCAATATGAGTTGTTGAACATCATCGCGAGTTTTGAATTTAAGCCGACCGATGATATTGCATTCAAGGCCGAGTGTCATAATAAGTGCCGAGCGGAACAGTATTTGTGTATGGAGTGATAAGCTACCAGCTTGCGCCATAAGAAATTGACGTGTTATTTCAACGCCAGGAAATGTTGCACCAGCTTGATCGGCAGCGGTAAAAATTTCCTGAAGCTGTGTTCCTAGCGCAGTGCCGCGAACAGCTTCAGCAGCATTGTTTCGCAGCACGCTAACTAAGATGCGCAGATTATTACGTACCGGTGATGGTGGTGGAGGAATACTTGAGAGCAAGCGGTTTAACGTGCCAATCAACACGTCTGTAGCTTCTTCGACCGATGTTAGATATGGCATCGGTAGACCGAGATCAACGGCTTCTGTCTGCAATCTTGGAGCGGCAAACCGTGGGCTATCGAGCGAATAGTCATTCGCGTGCACGAGATCTTGAACAATGACCGGTCCAACCGCTGGCCATGCGAGTGGACCAAGCGAATAATTGGCTGGCTTTGCGATCTGATATTTGAATTGATAAGTTGCTTTTGCAAAAATCGGCGAGCCGACGGCCCATGCGTTTGTGAACAACACATACTTGATACCGGGGATCGGACGAACAAAGACCGGCGAACCTAGCCAAAACGGATTAGCATGAAAGACACGCTTTTGCGTGAATGGTGCTGCTGTGAAGACAGGTGATGCAAGCGAATAAGTATTAGCATGAAATACCGTAAGGCTTGCAAAACGAGAGACAGTAGGTGTAGCAAAGACCGGATGGCCGAGCGAGTAGGCAGGACTGCTAAAGACAAACTTGATACCGACCGGCCCAGGCGTCGCGAAGACGGGTGTGCCGAGCGAGTAAGGTGACGCGACGGTCTGGATGCCAGCCTGGAACGCGGTGACGACCCACGCCTTCGGACTACCTTGAAATGCGGGGTCGCCGGACATCGCGCTTTAACCAAACGCCGGAAATCCAGCGGGTTGCACACCTAGTGTGAACTCGGAAGCACGCCGCCTCAATGTCCACTGGCCAAAGGGTGCATTCCCCGTCGTATAAAAGCACGCCGCGATATACAACGTGCTAGCCGCCGGGCAGAGAAGCGCGCCCGCAGCCGTTACCGGGTTAGCAGAGGCGCTGTTGTTCCAGATAGAGTCTGCCGCCGTTCTGCCCCAGATCTTACCCGCCACGGGATCACAGGCAATACCTATGACAGTCGGATCGGCTTGGCTGCTCCACCCAGTTCCACTATACGCAAATGCTGAACCGGCCCAATCGTAGTTGGTGTCGTTCCAGAAACCGCCGCTCACACTACCCGCCTCACCGAGCCAATGGTCACCTGTTATGCCATACCCTGACGTACAGACGCCGCACGTGATAACGGAGCTACTCGTTAAGGTGCCGATCGCGTGCCAGACAACCTCACAGTAAAACTTGCTATTCTTCGCCTTGGTTGATCGTATATTGATGGAGGCGGGAGATGGATTGCCGCTGTTCCACGTCGCCACGAGCTTGGTTGAGTCCAGCGTTATGAAGCTACTCTTCTGGACCGGGTCCCACGTCGAGGCTAGACCGCCAGCCATCATTTGCGCAGGAGAGACGAGTATACCGCTCACTTTACATCGCCCTTCCGTACAAGGTAGTGCCGCCGTCGAGCGTCCAGACGGTGACCCAATTCGTGCCAGAGGTTGCCAACGTCACACCCATAGCCGAAAACGTAGTCGAGGAAGTGCCATCGCCGACCATCCAGTTGGTCGTTGGCCACGTGACGGTGAATGCACCGCCATTGACCAACTGAATCATGATCTCGCCATAGTTGCCGCTTGCTGGCCAGTTGCTATAGGCGACCGTGAGCGCACCACCGACTTGCAACCGCTGCCGAGTCGCGGCGCTAACATCGAATGTCACCGTACCGCTGCTGACTGTACCTTTATCGACGCGTGGAAGACTTGCGCTTGGCAGCACGAGCCTGCCGGTCATCGCGATTGTACCGTCTAAGGGCACCTTCGTCGGATCACGATTGCGGAAGGCCTGATAGTTTGTGCCGTCGCTGAAGATCTGGGCGTAATCGTTCTGCTGAAGGACCAGCGTCGCAGCCTCGTTAATGGTCGAGGTCGTCGGCGTGATCGTGACCGCGCCCGCGCCACGGTTGCGGATAAAGCATGTCCAACCAGAGAGGAACTGCGACGCCGCGCCTGCTTGCGCAATGGTGACTGCGACCGCGCCAGCTTGGTTATACGTGATCAGCGAGAAGTTGTCGGTATCCGCTATCGTATCAGTTGTAATCGTAACGGTCCGATAGCCGAGGAAGAAGTTATGGTCGGCATTCCAGTTGGACGGCCGCACGAGCGTCGTATCAGCACCGTCGGCGACACCGGATACAAACGCATGTTTTAGACTTTTCGCTACCATGACCGACTCCTAGAAGCGATTGCCGATCACGAACCCGGAATACCAAAGTCGAAGGCAGGAAGTGAAAATACGTTACCAGCGGTCACGGCTTGCGAAGCTGCTAGGTCATTATCAACAAGTAAACGACTATTGACTGAATCAACAATCGCCCATCGTGTTGCCGTGCCACTGCCGGTAATCGTTCCATTGGTTACTGCGACAGTTGTAACCTTGCGCCCATTGGGCGAACGATCAGTTGGACCTGTGAGCGTGTTGCCCGCGCCAAAGCTCTGATTGCCCAGAGCATAGGTCGATGTCGCACCAGTGAAATCAACAGGTTCTTGGCTGCACAGATAAATGTGTGTCGCCGTGTTTTTCAACCCGACGAGACCATTGTCGAGAGCCCATGAATTGCACTTACCCGCCATGGCAGGATCTCCTTCTCTCTGATTTGGGAAAACGCGACTAGAACTGCGGAATGCCTCGCTTGATAAACTCCTGCTGCATTTGCTCGATCTGTTTTTGCAGCCGCTCCCGCTCTTCTTTCGCTGCCGCGTTGAGGGCTTCTTGTTGCGCGTTGAGTTGCGCCGCAGCCGCCGCCTGTGCACCTGCAACCGAACTTTTGAGAACAGTCATCGGCGGCGGTGCTTGTGTCGAGATATTATTTCCAGGCATTCCAGCTTCAACGAAGCTCATCTCGATAGTGCAATAACCGCCACGTTCTCGCGCTTCTGTGATCGTGTATTTCTCACACATGAACAAAAGTGGAAAACCAACACCATAACCTGAAAGATTAAGACTAGGATTATACGGATCGAGAAGCCGACCAGGTGACTTCTCCATCAGCTTCGATTCAAGCTTATCACGCGCTACGTCATAGTCACGAGGCATTCCGCGATAATTGGTATCTGTATCGCTGTATGGTTTTAGCGGAGCCTGAATCAGATATCCAGTAATGGCATAATGCAACGCCTCACGACCCATGTCTTCGGCATATGGAATATCACGTTTTGGATATTGGTGAAGCACGGTACGCCGACCACTAGATCGTCCTTGCTGCTCAACGTAAAATGGCTGATCCTTGAATGAAGCAAGTCGAAATCTCTCCCGCCATGAAAAGATTTTATTTTCCGACATCCCCATCCGCCGCTCACCAACAGGCAACGGCGGCAATCCTGGTAATGGATCACGTGGCGCAAGCCATGGAGTTTGCAACGGGATATGATTAGTCGGCGCAAGCGGATGCAGCGGTGGACCACGAAGCGGAACACTTACATTTGTTTCAACTGTGCTAGATGGCGGCGGTCTTCGACTTGGAATACGACTGTTCTCTTGGAACGCAGTCGGACTACCAGTTGGTGCGCCTCGACTAGGAACTTGCGCCATTTCAGCTTCTCACAAAATCACGTGCAGTGATGACACCGTTAACCGTCAAATTCCCTGTTACTCGTAGGTCACCATTCACAGTAATGTTCCCGGCGTCATCTATGACAAAAATATCAGCTAGCTTGTTTAGCTTGCTCACGCCACCTTCGCGCGCGGCGGATTCAAGCGCAGTCACTCGTGCTCCAACATCGAGTAGCGAAACACCAGTAATAATCTCTTCGCCAGCCCTTCCAGTTGGAGGGACACTGACACTGCCAGAAACATGATCAGCCGCGACATCGATGCCGCTGAGATATTCATTGCCCTGTCGCTTTAGATTGCCAATACGTACATGCTCTTTCGCGGTAAAATGGGTCTTACCATCAGCCTTGATCTTGAAGTCTTGCTTCGTCTGAGTATCAATGTGTCTATCGGCCTTGACCGTATAGTCTTGACCCGTTTCGTTCTGAATATCTTTATCCGCCTTCCACCACCAATTTGTCAACTCATTGTCCCAATAACCACGAAGCTCACCATCTTTACGGTTCTTACCTCCACCAGCACCGCCGCCACCATCTGCGGCCTGTGCACCCGCGCCGCCACTGTCCTTTGTCTTTTTGAAAAATTGAATGCGCTTCTTGGTCAGGCGAACCTCGGTGTTCACCGAATCACCCTCATGCAAATAATCTTTCTGGCCGCCGCTTTGTCCGCTCTGTCCACTCTGTCCACCATCACTGCCGCCACCTTGCCCGCCCGCCTGCTGTTGTTTCTTACCTTTCTTGCGATCCTGTTTCTTCTTCTCGACATGAGCGAGCGAGATACGATCATCTTTTTGTTGGCCGCCGCCTGCCGCTTGCGTGCCAGCACCACCACCACCGCCGCCGCCTTGCTGATCTTGGTTCTCAAGGTCCATCGCGATAACGTAGACGCCATCCTTGCCATCTTTCTTGCGGCGCAGATACTGTCCATATTGTGGGTTCTTATGATCGACCGAATAGAAGAAACTTCCGCCCTCCTCTATGTTGTAAGGTCGGCAGCGCGCGTCATCGATGCTAATGCAGACAGGATGAGATCTCGAGCCATGAGATATAACATGACGCCTTCGGCAGATTCACCTTTCGGCTGTTGATTGCTCCATGGCGATTTATTGCCCGGAAATTCGCCACCGCCACTCTCACCACCACCACCACCACCTTGACCGCCACCTTGTTGTCCGTCCTGACCTTGCTGACCCTGTTGCCCTTGCTGTTGATCCTGTCTCATCGGATGCACGGTCATGCCAGCCTGTTGCATCCGCTGCACATCTGTCGGCGATTCGCTCTTGAACACATCTGCCGTCTTGATCTGCATTCTGTTGTGGTCGTCATCAAACTCACGCAGCGTGCAATATGAGATCGCTGTCTCGGCTTGGCGACCAGCTCTCTTCGATGTTGTCCGTATCATGCTTCTGGTTGTCCCTTGCCTATTTTTCTAACCAACTCAAGCTTCGAACGTGTGCCTGTCGTATTGTCTTGCGTGAATGTCACCGCCTGCAATATGAGTTCTTCTTTGAGAATCAGCATCGGTGCATCCACATAGACATGATCCATTAGTGACCACAGCCCTCCACTGCCATGCCGTTGCCAGCCGAGCACGGTGATCCACGCAGTAACCTCGTCCATACTGTCAATATCTCGATTGAGTTGGGCGCGCTTGATAAGCTGATCAATGCTGAATGCCGGTAATTCGGACAAAACACGTTGCGGTACACCCATCCCGAAACCGCCGCTAGCAGTACCGTTTCCCGCACTACCACTATTCTGGTTGCTCATCTGTGATGCTTCGGCCGGGTTGTTATTGTCGTCATTCACCGGATTCTGGCCCGTCGTCAACAGATTGCCACCCATCATATTCGCGTGGATTAACTCCTGGCCGATCAGAATATTGACACCCTCAATCACTGCGTCATAGCCAGCAGCAATCGCATTGCCACCAATGACCATCAACTGCCCATGCTTGTTCGCTCCAAGCATAAGGTCTGCGGCACGCGAGACACGCTCGATAGCTTCTCTTGCAGACTCACCCGGATGAATCGAGAAGCGAGGAAATTTTTGATTAAACATATCGCCAGCTTTGACAGCACCGACACCAGCGGCACCTGCAAGGGCACTGATAATCTGTTCTGCTGATTGCTGTTTGAATTCATTGGTTTTAGTATCACCGACCGAGTGTCCTAGCCTATTTGTCCAGTCCACGCCCTGAATCTGAATAGTATGTTGGTTGGCGTCATAGTAGACTTGGCGCGTGATCACCATGCCACTGATAACAAGCTGGCCATCAAGATAAACAGCACACTCATCGTGTGGCTTGATGCGCAGGAACGCCCAGTCCTCCGGCCAAGGCTCTTGCTCGCTTGTCCGCAGTTCGAACGTATTGGGTGGATCGTTAAGCTTGAGCGTAACCGTTACCGACTCCCACTCGGCGTAGATTTGACCGCCGACAATAACTACAACCTTGTCGCTAAATTCTGGGACATCAAAGCTGTCGAAGTAGCGACCGGTCGGCAAGCCAAATGGATAAGCCGTACCAGCACCATCACCAGCCATCATCGGCGTAGTCTGCATCCCGACACCGCCATTAGTCGGCGGCAATCCTGAACTCGTAGTATCCGGCTGCTCTGAAGAAACGACGACTTCCGGTAACTCGATAATTCCGTTCGCCATTTCTTATTCCTCGTCAGCATAATCTTTTTTAGCAGTTCCTGGCGGAGCTTGTGTTCCTGGGGATCTCGCCATGTGCGGTGTCTGTTTGATATTCATTTCTTCTAATGCATCAGTACCACTGCCTTTTGCGCGCATACCGCGCGGCGCATTCCAAAAGTGAACATCAAGACGACCTTTGCCAATACGACCAGCATTCTGCTGGCCAGCGATGGAACGGTCGATGGCAGTACGATCTGCAACCGGCTGCGCTTGCCCACGATGCATCGCCCATTGTCGACCGGTGACCATGCGATTAGATCTTGCTTCGTCATTATCATGCGCAGCATGTGTATCTTTGTCTTGGTCGCGAGCAGTTGAACCTGCCATGTGTCCTGTTTCTTGCTGCATACCTCTTGCTGTACTTATTCCAAGTCTTCCAAGCCTAGTCAATCTAGCCATACGACCTATATGGCCTACAGAAGAAAAAGTTCCCGCGGAGTGGACCCATTGCTCATCAGTGCCAACTGGATCGGCACGACCACTCGTACTTCGTCCGAGCTTGGGTGCGACACGCTCCCACTGCTCTGGTGTCATATTTCGCAATTCTTCAGTCGTATAAATCCCAAGCGCATGACGACGTTCAGTCGCTGCATCCGCTTCACGTGCCTGCTGCGCACGCTGCTGTTCACCCATAAACGATGTCCCAGTAATCGTCATCGGGACAGGCGCTGCACCTTGTTGCCCTCGCGGCAAGGAGACCGGTCGAGAACGACCACCGCCACCAGGAGGCGTTATACCATAATATCTTTCTGCGGCCTCGAGAACTTGCAGATCAGTCCGCGTGTCACGCGTAGCTGACGGCGGCGTTGGCGGAGGTGCGGTATGCGGTGACACGTCACCAGTGGGTCCTGGTGTAAATCGACCGGTCGCTGGCGCGGTAGCACCAGCCCCGGGGAGGGTCATGGATGGACCGCCTCCGGGCGGTGGTCCTGCCGTCGCCCCTGACGTTATCTTCTCGGTGCGAACAGCCTTGGCAGCATATTGAGTAGCGTTCTCGGGAGCCGCGCCGCGTGCATGAACAACCGCTTGCCCATTTGGAAGCACGGTGACAGCGAGCGGACCGTCGCGCTGAACCTTCTTCATCAAAGCCGCCTTGAAACGAGGCCATTCGCTTTTCGCGACAGCAAAGCATCCAGCCGAATAAAGTCGATCAAGATCATCACTATTCGCAGCATGAATCTGAATACCAAGACGCGTGCGGCCTTCTCGCGGATCCCAAATTTCACCACCTCGTCCCCCGACTGTTGCGATTGAGCCGATGCTCTTACCGACGTCGCCAAGCACCCCCTCACCTGTCCAAGCAGGATTGATATTGAACGTTCCAAATGGCATCGACGGAGTTCGACCGCCACCAGTGCCATAGTGGAAAGTCTGTCCATCAACGCTGACCGTGCCGCCATAGTAGTCTGGTCTTCCTCGTTGATCAGGAGAAGCGCCAACGCTCGGTGGCAAACCGGGTGGTTGTCCAGGTCCAGCCACTCGTGTCGGCATCGCTGAGGGACCGCCCCGTGCGGCGGCTGTCTGCTGTTCACCTTTCAGACCCATCCAGCCGTAATACTCGCCGCGAGACTCCATGCGACCCTGACGCTTGACCTCATTGATCATGCCCTGGTCTGTGCGACCACCGAGCACGTTTCGACCAGCCCCAACATCTCTCGCTGCCTGATCAAATAACTCTAGTCCACGCGCGTCACTAGACGGTAGTTGCCCGCCATGCTTATTGCGATAACGGTTGATTGGCCCATAGAAACCACCCAGTAGCAAATCACGTGGATGTTTGCCAGTAACGACAGCGCGATTGACGAGAGACTCTAAGACGTCAGAACGAGTTTCAAGACTCGCACCATGCTCTTGTCCAAGCATCCATGCTGCAAGTTGGCGTGTTGCAGGCTCATTGAGTTGTGCCATAACACGGGCACGCTCAGCAGCGATTGGAGTCGACGTACCGCCAGCGCCAACGCCGCCGGAAGTTACGCCTTGACTACCACCACCAAGTTGATCTTTCCATCGATCAGCGCCTTCAGGACTCAGCCATAGTGGTGGAGGTGCCGCACCACGGCCACCCTCTGGCAAACCACCACTTAATGTCGGTCGATCAAACTCGCCTCCCGGCATACCGATGCGTGCCTGTTGAGTCGGAGCATATGGAGCAGATCCAGAACCAAGACCAGTAGTACCGCCGCCGCCTCGACCACCAAGAACTCCGCCACCAGCACCAAGACCACCAGCACCGCCACCCCAAAGACCACCACCACGTCCAAATCCACCACCACCAGTGAAGCGTTGTGGCGTGCCTTTCCCTTGATCTTCAGGCCCCACCATCTGCATTTGCATCCAGACGAGGACATCTCGTATCTCACGCAGATACGACGTTTGGTCTCTTTCGCCTATTACCAGATTTCTGCGATCCTCGATATTCCGAGATTCTTCACCGTGCAACCCACCCGCCCAACCGAGATCAGGACGAAACTGACCAGCACCGCCACTGCCAGCGAAATACAATGGTGTCATTGGCGGAGCGGCCGGACCAGTGCTGCGCGGAATACCTCCAGGTAGAGGTGTCATCGGCGGGGCCGGACGCGATCCTACTGGTCGGTCCTGACGCTCGCGTTGCTCTTTCTCTTCCGGCGTTTCTTCAGTCAGCTTTCGACCAAGTCTATAAGCGAGAACGGCAGGATTGAACATGAACAAATACTTCAGCCATGTTGGTGTATGTTCGATCAGCCAATTCACCACATCCTTGACTTTGCCAAATGCAAGCGCAACTAGATCAACAACAAAATTGATGGCCTTCAACGTATTAAGAAGAGCAACTGCCAACACATTAACGACTTCAAAGAAACCACCCTTGACATAGTCCCACAATGGTCGCAGCCTCTCCAGTTCAAGCTTGATCTTGAACCAGTTCATTGCAACCTTGCCGCTTTGCTCCTCCTGATAGGCGTAAGCAGCCCGAGCTCGTGGACTATCTACGATTGCTTGTACTTCTCTTAAACGATCAATCAGCAGTTGCTGCTGCCGAATATTCATACCACTATATTGAGCGAAACTTCGTTGTGCCGCTTCGCTCCACGTAGAAACGTGTCGTAGTAAGACCGCAGTCTGTTCTAAACTATCTTGTCCTTGCTCTTGTGCGGTCCTAACAGCATCCCAGGCAGCTACGCCTTTCTCGCCGAAGCTCATAAGTTCGCGAGCAAGCGGCGCATATGTACCACGAACGAGATCTTGAACCTGCGAAGTAAGCCGTTGCATACTACCGCGAGCCTCTTCGGTCGACATGCCAAGAGATTCAGCAGCAATAGTCCAGGATCTAATTTGAGTCTCAGAAGCACCAATTTGTTTCTGGAAATTCAAACTCTCTTGGTGCGCCCGATTAATAGCTTCTGAAATTTTGTAGACAGCAACACCGCCCGCTATAAGAGCAGTCACCCATGCTGTCGTTACACTCACTGCACCACCAATCGCAAAAGCGAGGCGAGTAACGGTGGCTGAAGCAGTGCCTACAGCACTTGACATACCAAGCGTCTGGCCTGCAATGTTCCCCATCGAGCGGGAAAATTCCTCTAACTGATGGCGAACATCACGGCCAAAAGTTTTCTGTATCAGCTTTTCAATATCAGAAAGCTTCTCCGGTATCCTCGTTGCTGCTTGATGTGCTTGATTAAATGCTTGATTTGACGAAGCACCAAGATTCTCAAAGCGATTGCGGAGCGTATCGACCTGCTGATTAATATCACGCAACTTATCCGACATCTCGTCGGTTAAAGTTAACGTGATATTTGCATGTTCATCAGCCATCAGTCATTATCCACAGACTGCTCGATATTTATTCGTTCGATCAGTCGGTTGGTCCACTCCAAATGGCGGTTAAGTTGTGACATCGGTTTTTTCAAGAAGACGTTTGGATCTACTGAGTAGAATTTTGCCAGTCTGTAGCAATCCAAAATCATTTCATCTACAGATCTGGCATGAAGAAATTTGCGAGCAACCAAGCTCCATTGTTCCAATCTTTAGGATGCATCGCACGAATTGTTGATGGCGGCACGCCAGCCAACCGTGACATCATTTGAGTCATCACCGAAGCATCGAAGTGAATTTTTGGATTATTCTCGTACATGCCCACAGTGACAGGATTACCGATGCGTTCGATGTCACCAGCCGTCGGTTCACGAAACTTGAGTTCAAGCGTCGGTTCACCATTGGCGACAACTTGCTTGCGCAGAATAAGCTTGCCATCCCAAACTGGCGTGCCACTAGCATCACGCTGAACTGGCTCCTGTTCAGGTGGGTATTCAACTTGTGGCTGTGGTTTAGCTTGTTGCTGTGGCTGTGGCTGTGGTCCACCATTGATTTGCTGCTGTGGCGACTGATTAACAGGAGGGACTGCTGCAAATCCAGCCGGAGGATTTAGTTCTTCTGCCATTGCTTATTCTCCTTTCTACGCACTGCCCGCAACTGGAGCATTACGCAACACATGCTCATTCATAAAGTCTTGCAGTTCCTGCTTGATCTCAGACAACTGCACATCTTTATTGCCACGCGCCGCAGCAACCATGCTTTGGAAAACATGCTGTGCGCCAGCAAAGTATGCCGTTCGCATATCATTTTTCCACGCATAAGATGATGGCGGCATCGTCTGCTCAAGTTCAGTCCAGCCTGCCTCAATGAGGCGACCTTGACGCGCGAGATTTTCAGCCGTCGCGTTCATTGCACGCCTCCTATATTGAGGACAAACTATGGATTTTGTTCAACGCACGATGTGCCTTCAAACCGAACGCGCGTTTGACCTTCACGCGTATTCAGTTCAAAAGCTGCACGGCACCATGCTTGATAAAGGACATAGACCTTGCCGTTTGCCAACTCCGCTGTAACTGTGGAGTCAAAGATCAAGGCTACATCTTCCATCGAGAGTTCTGGCACCAGTGAGATATCACCCTCGATGTATGGCACGCGCGGGAGCTCGCTGAAACCATGAACATAGTCTTGTCCAGCAATGCCCGCGCGTTCCGTTGGTGATGGACTGACGGTAAAGTTGCCGCGAAGCGGATACAAGTCGCCGTCAACTTTCAGGAAAGCTATTCCAGCGATGCGTTGTCCCATCGCGACCTCCTTCTATGATGATTAAAAGTTGAGTGAACGATTCTAGTTTAGAGAATCGCTTGGTCGATACCGCGATTGTACTGGAGCCTGAACTGAGCAAGCACCGCGAACATACGCAACTGATTGATAAGATCGGGCGGATACAGTACGTTCACGCGATTTGGGTCATTTGGATCACGCTCGACAATGAGGTGATTTTTGAATTCACGCAGGTTCTCGACTAGACCATTGAATTCATCCTGCGCATATTCAGCGATCAACTCAGCCTTAATGATCTTCGGCGTCACGATGGCTTGACCGGGGCCAAAGCGAGTATCATCATCCGCCAGCTTATGACGTGGGAACTTGGTGGTGATCGCATAACGCTGATTGCGGATCACTTTGGCCAACGTTGCCAGAGTTGTCACAAGCTCAAACGCGTCATCACCAAACCCAAACTCGTTCACCTGATACGTCGTGGTTTCGCGAGCGATCATTGGACCATCGCTAAGCACAATGGTTCTCTGTGTCGCAAGCCCACTATAGGCAAACGTGTTGAGCTCGAGCAGGTTCCAGAGATCATGGAACGGTGCGGGCAAGATCGTTTCCATGTGCAATGTCTGCAACGGACGTGCAGGATCATTGGTCAAGCCACGAGCCGCCTTCGCCGTATATGCAGCCGCCCATTCATATTCAGGCGATGGTGATGTTGGCTCAATAGCAAGAACCGACAACACCTTGCCATTGCGCGTGAGACCCCACGTAACGAGATTCGAATACGTGTCGCGCTTTGCACTGAAGAGATGACCAAAGTGCTGGCGCATCCATCCCCATCTGCCTGAGTCACTAAAACCATATTCTTGTTCCCAAGCTGCAAGTGACTGCGAGTCAGTGTATGTCATACAGACAAACTCGAACTCAGTCTCACCCATATTTGAGATTCCATTCGCGAAGCTCGGCACACCAGTACCGCCAACCAAAGTGAAACTTGAATAGGTCAGCGACAAACCGGGAGGCATGACTTCACCACCAATGCGACCATAATAAGAATCGCGAATAGTGATCATATTGCCATTGACTCCCTTCCAGCGACACTTGATTGTAACAGTCGCAGTCGCTGCGGTTGCCGTAACCGGCAAATAGGGTGTACCAGCAGGAGGATTATTAATCGCAGCAGCAATGTTGGTTGCGACCATATTGACAGTATCAGTGAGAGCGACATTCACATTTATGGGATACCCGGCGATGTAAAGTGAAAGAGTTCCGTAATCTGTTGGTGCAGCCGCAACCGTAATCGTAGCTTGCGCTTGCGCGCCACCCGTTGTCGGTTCAGCAACAGGCAAGGCCCAAATCTCCGACGAGAAATTGTTCGCGAAACTCGCGCGGAACATGCACGCAAGTTCACTTCCTTTGCCGAAGAAATGATCAGCATCCGTTTGCCTTCCAACAGGAACGGGAATATCAGGTGTCGCAGTTCCATTGAGCGGCGACGGCGGCGTGTTCGACGTGATCATCGTACCGACAAGAAGGATGCGCATGTGCGATACGGGAAAGCCCGCCATGCTTCCATCCACTTCCACCCAGTACAACGGTTGACGCCAGTTACTCGGGATATTATTAAAGCTGACGGGCATGGTATGCCTCCTCTAGATTAAGCGTTAGAACAACCAAAGCGCAAATGCGACTAGGTCTTAGTTGACGGCACCGTCTTGCGCTCTGTTCCTCCAATTTGCTTAGTTGGAGGATCAAGTGAGATGTCACCATCTCTGATACGGCGCTGCGTGAATTGATCGTGCGGCCAGTCTGCCTCGCCATTTTCGTCGAAGCCGATATTGCCGATGGGATATTTGATATCCCTTTTGACGTTCTCTTTTAGAGCATAGACTTTTACCATAGCTGCCTCCTGGTTTAGAATTCCTGCGACTTACGCAATCGCGGCGTAGCGAAAGTTGGACTATCTAGTGAATACGGCATCGTAGACTTTTCTTGCAGCAAGTCATACTGAACCGTAAAGGGTGGATCATAAGCACCTTGTTCATACGGCCAAGGATAAGCAACCGTGACATGAATACGTTCTAACGGATCAGTGACAACCGGCGGGAAGAATGTTCGATGCCGGAAAGTAAGATCAAAGCGCAGTTCAGCGATAGGCGTTTCTTGATTATTGCCCGCATTGCCATACTTGAACTGACGTGAGCCACGCGAGATGCCTTCAATCTCTACGGCTGGCCATGGTGCGGGCATTGGAAACTTGTGCCATCCTTGATAAGTCAACAGCCCCATGAGCATTTGATATGCTGTATCGAGATTCTTCTCAGCTACACTATCATCACTATTTTGTATTATGACCGAAAAGCCAAGTTTCATCTCATTGACAAAGCGTGGTTCACCAGCATTTGGATCACCATCTGGTCGCAACTGTTCGTCCATAATGTAGCAACCAAAGAATGGTAATTGCTCCGGCTGAATCCGGTTTGCTGTCGTGGTCGCCCAACGCTTGACGCTTTGAAATGTTGGCAGCACCTTAATACGAGCAAGCCAGCCATCACGGATAATAAAGCTATAACTATGCAGGTCTGGCGTGAACTGAGATGACGGTGGGCGATAGCTCATGTGATATCATCCACGATCATTTTCGCACCGCGCTTTACGATAGTAGCAGTTCCATTCGATACTGACTGTGCAGCCTGCACCGTAAGCGTACCTGCATTAGCAACCGTGATCGTACCACTGATCTTAACATGACCAGCAGTGCCAGTGGTCGGCGCATTCGCGACAACTGCGTTAAGTGCAGTCGCCTGCGCATTGCCCTTGATACCATTGCTGCCACTATCAATGATCCAACCATCGTAAATGATGTTAGTGGCCGTGCATGTGCCACTAATCGCTGCTCTGATTCCGCCAGCCGCCGCACAAGTGAATGGGAGATCAATCTCAAAAGAATAAGTTCGAGCAGCCGCAACATTGACTGTCATGCCACCGATAGTCGCAAGCGTCGCAGTGCTCGTATAACTCACATCAGCACTGGCCCGCGCCGTGCCACCCCATGTCATGTAACAACCCGTATCGACACCGGGCGAGCCGTTGTTGATCTCGAACACGCCGGGGGCCGCACGATTGAAAGCAAGATCATTAGCACCAACATAGAAATTCGTGCCGGTGAAGAAGACCGGCTTAAGCTGACCTCCTCCAGCCTTGAACGTACCGATGGTGAATGCGCCTGGATTAAGCAACCAGCCCATCCCGCCGCGTTCCCAGTTCAGCGTATCGGTCCACGTGTTATAGGCAACAATTGCTTGCGGTCGACTGCCATTGCGCAGAGCAAGAATATCCCCACCAGCTATGCCACTTGGATCTGGTCCATACTTTGTTGTCTGAAGTATTACCTGATTGTTATCAGGATCAAATTTGAAACGTGACGTACCATTGACTAACAAATCAAGCAGCAGCGATCCAAATGCGTGACCACTATCTTGCGCGTCCATGCGCAACGCAGTGAATAGCTGAGCTGGATTAGCCCAGACATCTGTCATTGCATAGACTGGAATGGTCATGTCACCACCAATACTGGTTTAGCGAAACTAGGAGATTTAAGCGTGTAAGGCCACGCCGTGAACACGAGTCCAGTCTTACCGGGTTCATAACGTTGCAAGGTAAGCGTTAGTTCGCCACCAGCATTGCCATGACCATGCACGTCAGCAACAGTAAAGACACCACCATCAACATCATCTTCCCACGGAATATCAACAATGTCACCTTGTAAAGGATAAACAGCCCATTCTGGCTGAAAGATATCAAGTTCAGTACGTGCATCTGTGTAGATAGAACCATCAAGCGCCTGCACGTCAACATCATTAGTATCAAAGATGCCACGCGCAGGGAACCCAGATACACCGGGTTGACTCACAATCGGAAAATACATAATCTGTCTCGCAAAAGTATCGAAACAGGGACTATAGACCCATACTGCAAAGTCAACGGCCATTAACCAAGCACCTTCTTGCCACCGATCCAGATCGAGCCGCCTTCGGGAAGATGAATAGTTCCAGCTCCCATAAATCCTTCACCATCTGAACCACCGGGTGGATGTGCACCGTTAGCGTCGCAGAGTACAAGACCATCTGCGAGCATCATTGCATTCACTACGTTGTTCTCGTTTCCACTCGCGTTCTGGAACTGCCACCGCCCCATTGGTGCACTATTGCTCGGGCGCTTGATATAAACCTGCAAATTCGCAAAAATTTGGCGAATATTTTTATCGTCAGGTCCTTCAATCTTATCAGTCTGTCCCATATAGCGCAACTCACCAATAAGATCATTCATCTTCGCAGGACGCCCTGGCACCGCATGGGCAATGGTCACTGTGCAAGCTGGCGTATCAAGTACATCTTCCGGCTGGCGGCCAATGCTGACGTTGCCGTTGACACTAGTCTTGCCCGTGGTCAGGACAATTTTCGGCTCGGTGTTCCAACATTTCCAAGGCGGACATATATGCCAGCTTGAGCCGCCGCCGTATTCGCCGACCGGCATGACGAAGATGGGCGTTTGCGCAAACGTCGCATCTGCGGCCATCTGGTTACGTAAACCCTCAGCCACTTGCCGCGCGCCTTCACCAGCCTTAGCGATATGAGAAAACCCAATCGATACATCGCCCCATCTCACAGCACAAATTGCTTCGTCCCCTTCGGCCCATGTCCCGCCGATGGTAAACATTCCGGGATAGATCAATGGATTATCACTGACCAGCCAAAGCTCATGCAATAACGTACTGATGTTAGCATTAAATGGAAGCGCGCGATTATCGGCTGGCAATGGGCCTACACCATCAGCCTTCACAACGTTCTCATTGGGCAATGTGCCCGTAGTGTATTCATAAGCCATGAGTCACCTCACCAGTTTCGATTCCACCAATCAACAAACTTGTGATACGCAACGATTTCAACACCACGCGCGTATTGATTTCCCGTCGCTCTACGAATACGACGAACTAGCCGCCGCGTTCTAAAATCATGACGTTGAGGCTTTTCACTTCTTTTTTGTTCTTCTTTTTGACTCTTAGTAGCAACATAAGCATCAGTAAATACGCGACCTTCTTCGACTAGATCTTGTACTAGATTCAGCCGTCGCTCAAACAATTCTGGCAACCAATTGAAGTCAGAAAGGTCAGCTTGAATACCCATTTAGACCCAATGCCTGAAGTATTTTCGCAAAACATTTTGAATAGCTTGCCAAGTTGGTCCATACTGTGCTTGTGCACCGCCGCCACCGCCAGTCGTGCTAACTTGACCAGGGGGATAGTACATGACACGTGCACTCTTATGACTAATCATACGCACACCAGATAACACTGTTCCTCGAACATAGGTGTAATAATCTTCGCGCGCAGCAACACTACAACATTTCTTGAGATCATCAGGTGCTTCTTCCGGTATCTTGTAGCCACCACTATAAATGATATCTAAATCACCATTCCAACACACACGACCTTTCGAAGGTGGAGTATAAAGCGTGCCAGTTTTTTCTTCAAGCACCCAATCAGTACTCGTAAGAATATCAACACCATCTAATGTCATGCTTACAATGTCACTTTTCAAAACTGGCCAGCGCGAAAAGTAAAGTAGTTTCCTACCCTGCACATCATAAAAAGTTTCCCGCACTTTTTCATAACCAAATACACGATTGACCATGCTTGCTATCTGTGCCGAAACACCATTTATGATCAAAATCAACTCAGCATCTCTTGATGTATCTCCCGTAGCAATTCTCAATTGCACCTTGAGTTCATCAAGTGTCAACAAGTCTTGCGTAGTCCATTCTTGGATAACATTTAGGATGTGTTGCGTTGTCACCGATAACCTCTCCTTTTAGATTGCCGGAAAACGCGCTTTCTTAACCATGATTGGACCTGTCCACATTGTCCCAGTATTTTGATTCTTTGTCAACCGCAAAGCATCAGTATAATCACCAGGAACAACTATTTGTGTTTTCTCACTCGGCACCGTGATCACAATCTTTCCATTGACAGCATCAGCAATCGTAATGATAACATCACCAGTGTTGATCACTGGCACAAGATTGAAATCATATAAACCCCATTCAATCGTGTAGCCAGTCGGGTTAAGCGGATCATCATAAATATCATATAGCGTGCCATTGATAGTCCAGTCGTCAGCAGCAAAAAACGAATGCAATTTGTGTGATGCTGTCATTTAGACTGTTCCAGTTGACTTCGATGGTTTATAACGCCCCGCAGCCGGGGATGGTTTTGATTGTGATCCAGTCACATTCTTAGCTGGTTCCGTCCATGTACCGATAAAGACTGTAGGTTTATACTGTCCATAGAATTCAATGTGCGGCCATTTACCAATAAAATTGGCAACCGGAGACGGTGAAATAATTTTGACAATTTCACCGGTGAATCCAACTATATCTGCGGCTTCAGTCGCAGCCAGTTTGGCTTCAAATCTAGCAGAGAACGCTGCGGTATCATGTGCTTCAACAGCAGCTAGACTGCCATAAGTCAACAGCGTAGCAGCGAAGCTTGCTGTATCATTATTCTCACGAACAACAAGCGTACCTTGTAGCGACCACGAGAAGCCTTGAATATGACAAATGTCATTTGCTTCAAGTGCCGCAAGATGACCAACGATACCCATCGTTGTCGTAAACGACGCCGCATCTGCTCGATCAATTGCAGCTAATACGCCAAGTGCCGCAGTCAGGCCAATGAATGTGGCCTTATCCGGCGTTTCAGTCGCAGCCAGAGTAGTAAGAAATGCCGCATTCGCGGTAAACGCGGCAGTATCACTGCCAATCTCGACAACAGCAAAGCTACCAGTATGACCAATCAGTCCAACGAATGCTGCATTATCATCAACTTCAACCGCAGCAAGACTACCAGTGCGACCAACTAGACCAGGGAAAGCTGCGATATCGCTTGCTTCAACCGCTGTGAGAGCACCAATCGCGCTAACAAGACCGACAAACGCAGCGTGATCTGCGCCTTCAACAACGGCCAGCGATCCTGCCCAAGCCACACTAGCTGAGATCGCCGCAGTGTCTGATGCTTCATGACCTGCGAAAGTACCATAATTTTCAGTGACACCTGAGAATGCTGCGGTGTCATGTGCTTCAATGGCTGCTAGTATTCCAAGCCATGCGACTGAACCAGCAATAGCGACAGTGTCGCTACTTTCAATCGCAGCTAATGTACCACTGCGAGCAACTAGTCCTTGGAAAGTTGCAGTGTCTGCCGCTTCATATGCGGCAAGCGTGACATACCATTCAATTCGACCGGCAAAACTCGCAAGATCAGGACCACCAGTTTCTTGCGTGGCCAATGCGCCAGCAATACCGACTAAACCAGCGAAACTTGCCTGATCTAAAACAAGTTCTTGTGTCGTCAATGCGCCGGTAATGCCAACAAGACCGGGGAAATTCGCAATATCAATTGCTTCGACTACGGAAAACGCACCGGAGCTTACAATCTGTCCTACAAAAGCTGCGACATCACTGGCGTCTCTAGCTGCCAATGAACCATATCTATTATCACCTTCAACAAAAACCGCAATATCCGGCGCTTCAGCAGTCGCCAAGCTACCGGAAATAGCAAGAACACCAACAAAGGCTGCTACATCACTTGCTTCAGTTGAAGCAAGAGTACCTGAAATGCCGAAGCGACCAATTGCTGAGCCAGCACCAGATGCCGAAGCTACAGTGCCAACAATCGTCCTGCCAATTGCCGAAGCCGCACCAACGCCAGCAGAAGCACCAACTGCTCCAGCAATCGTTCTGCTTGTTGCCGAGGCCGCGCCAACGCCAGCACCGGAAGCCGTTCCGCTAACGGTTGTAGTGGTTGAGCTAGAACCAGAGCCGACGCCGACGCCAGCCGCAGCAGCAACGGCCCCTGCAATCTTGGCACCAACGGCGGATGCAGAACCGATGCCGGATGCCGATGCTGTAGCAAGCGTCGGTGATTGAGCACTTGCCGTGCCGACGCCTGCGCTCGATGCTGTGGCTGGTTTGACTCCGCCGCCTGCGACACTACTCGTGCCACTGCCAGCAGCAGAACCAACAGCGCCGATGATGGTTCGACCAACAGCGGTCGCGGCACCAACACCAGTCGCAGCTCCAGTGGCTGCACCTTGCTGACTGATTCCTGTTGCTACACCAGTGCCAGTGGCCGCAGCGATTGCGCCTGCAATCTTTGCGCCAGAAGCATTAGCTGCGCCAGTACCTGTCGCTGCACCAGTCGCAGCAGCGATCTCACCTCCGACAACAAAACTTGCGCCAATGCCGGATGCATTTGCGGTTGCCGAGAAAAGACCAGCGCCCGTAACTGAACTCGCGCCAGTGCCAGCACTTGATCCAGTTGCAACAGCAATCTTTGCGCCAGCAACAGAACTCGCGCCAATACCGGATGCACTCGCAGTAGCAGGGAAAATGCCAGCGCCCGTAACTGAACTTGCGCCAACACCTGATGCCGCGGCAGTAGCGGGGAATAACCCCGCACCTGCGACTGAACTTGCGCCGATGCCTGACGCGCTTGCTGTGGCAACGGCGATCTTACCACCAGTGACCGCACTCGCACCGATACCTGTCGCCGCACCAATAGCAGGAATAACTTGCGCAGTCGAAATTAAACTTGTGCCAGTGCCAGATGCGCTAGCAATTGCTCCAGCAATTTCCCCGCCTGCGACCGAACTTCCACCAACACCGGATGCGCTTGCTGTAGCAGCAATGATCTGAACGGTCGCAACTGAACTTGTGCCCGTGCCTGCCGCACTCGCGGCAGCAGTGGCGATCTTTCCACTTGTAGCTGCGCTCGCACCGACGCCAGATGCCGTGGCAGTCGCAGTAGCGATGCTTCGACCAACAACTGAGCTCGTACCGAGACCAGATGCCGTACCAACGCCTTCGGAAGTTCCGAAACCAATGCCGCCAGTGAACGCCGCTATATCTGTATTCGGAGTATATGCTGCGCTCGGCGGTGTGAATGGTGCCGTTTCATCGGCATAAGGAACAAGTCGAATTTCATCAAGCCACAGTACCTTGACGAAGGCAACGCCGACACCAGAGGCTGCGCCGATACCGGATGCACTCGCAAGTGCCCCAATGATCTGGCCGCCAATAACCGAACTTCCGCCGATACCGGATGCACTCGCGGTACTAACGATAATGCTTGCCGCAGTAACCGCGCTCGCACCAACACCAGATGCATTCGCGGCTGCGGTAGCAATTTGACCACCAGCGACCGAACTTGCACCACTGCCAGATGCGCTAGCAACAGCAGCAACCGTTTCACCGCCAGCGACTGTGCTTCCACCAATACCTGACGCAGCGCCGGTCGCGGGAATGACTCTCGCTCCAGCAACTGAACTCCCGCCAATGCCAGATGCACTTGCGGTAGCACCAGATATTCCACCGCCTGCAAATGCACTACCGCCAACGCCCGCCGCGTTCGCAGTGGCTGGGAATAATCCATTGCCTGCAACTGAACTCGCACCAATGCCTGCTGAATTCGCGGCGGCAGTGGCGATCTGTGCGCCACTGATTGAACTCGCACCAACGCCGGATGCACTTGCGATCGCGGCTGCGGTTTGCCCACCAGCGACTGTGCTTCCACCGACGCCAGAAGCATTAGCAACCGAAACGACGATGCCTCTGCCGACAACCGCGCTTGCACCGACGCCTGCTGAATTCGCAGCAGCACCAGAGATACCACCGCCAGCGACAGAACTTGTACCAACGCCAGAAGCACTGGCAGTTGCGCCTGCAATCTCGCCACCAGCGACAGAACTGCCGCCGATACCGGATGCGCTCGCTGTCGCTGCGGCGATCTTTCCGCCAGCAACCGAACTTCCACCGACGCCGGATGCACTTGCAGTCGCGACCGCTGTTTGTCCGCCAGCGACTACGCTACCACCGACACCAGATGCGGCCGCCGTAGCAGGAATGACTTTCGCGGTAGCGACTGAACTGCCGCCAACACCGGATGCTGAACCTACGGCTGCGCTAACTACTGCGCCAACAGCGCTCGCTGCGCCTGTGCCGGTCGCTGACGCCGCAGAGCCCGGAAGGCGGACTTGGAATGCATCGGGTGCTTGAAACGCGCCAACTTGGAAGGCGTCAGGAACAAGCGCGGCAAAACCGACTACCGAGCTCCCGCCAACACCAGAGCTACTAGCAACGCTCGCAAGAACAATCGCGGTAGTAACCGAGCTTCCGCCGACGCCTGCCGCACTTCCGCTTGCAGCCGCAGTCTGACCACCAGCAACCGAGCTTCCACCAACGCCAGATGCACTCGCCGTCGCGCCAGCGATCTGCGCACCGCCGCCGCTAGCCGCACCCGTGCCACTTGCCGAACCTGCACCACTAACGGGTCCACTGATGACAGTGTAGTTGATGACAATGAGGCCGCCACCACCACTGCCAACAGTCGCCGTGCTGCCAGCGCCAGTCGGTCGGTAACAAGCTGCCCCGCCGCCGCCGCCGCCGTAGTTAGCACCATTGCCACCGTTAGCTTGACCGGTGAAAGTACCAGTATTGTTGCATGAACCAGCGCCGCCGCCGCCGCCGCCGCTGCCATGCGTGCTGTCGAATGCGGTGTCGCTACCACCAGCACCGCCAGACATATTGACTGCCGATGCCGTAGTGGTGCCCGTTCCTCCACCACCTCCGCCACCACTCGTACCAGCATTGCCGGGTTGACCGCCTAAACCGCCGCCAGAACCGCCGCCACCATTGCCGCCCGCACCACCAGGAAGACCCGAACCAGGATTACCACCAGCCGCGCCGTTGTTAGCACCGCCACCACCGCCACCACCGCCACTTGCGGCAGTAGAACCGGGACCGCCCGCCGCGCCGACACCGGATGGACCACCCGCGCCGCCGCCGCC